TTCATTGAGCCATATGCTGGGCCCAAGCGAAAAGGCTATTTACAAGCTGCCAAATCACTTGAGCTAGACCCAATTAATGCATTTGATGCACGCGTCAAATGCTTTGTAAAGTGCGAACGCATCAACATGATCGAGAAGGAGAATCCCGACCCCCGTATGATATCGTATCGATCGAAGCGATATGTGCTTGAAGTGGGTAAATATTTGAAACCACTAGAGCATCAGTTGTACAGGAAAAAGTTTTGGCTTAAGTCGAGAGTTATTGTTAAAGGCTTGAATCCAACTGAGCGAGCCAAACTCTTGGTTAAGAAAATGGAAAGGTTTCAACAACCACTGGTATTGTCCTTGGATTGTAGTAGGTGGGATAAACATGTGTCTCCAGAAATGTTAAAACTGGAACACTGGTTTTATTGGAAGTTGACACATTCCAAGTACTTGCGCTGGTTGTTGAGTATGCAAGTTGAGAACAATTGTACAACTAGAGGGGGCATTAGATATAAAGCCTATGGTAGGCGTATGTCCGGCGATTATAACACTGCGCTGGGTAACTGCCTATTGATGACAGCCATGGCTTTTAATGTGTTTGAATCCTTAGGGATCAAATACGACATTATGGACGATGGAGATGATTGCCTCATCATAATCGACAAGAGAGATCGGTCTATATTAGACTGTTTACCTCAACGCTTTCTCGACTTTGGTCATGAACTAAAAGTCGAGAATTTAGCAGAATACATTGAGGACGTTCGGTTCTGTCAATCTGCACCCATATATGACGGGGTACGATGGAGGTTTGTTCGAGATTATAAAAAGGTGCTCGCCAATGCAGCAACAGGATTCGCTAAATTGCGTGATGTCACGCAACGTAGACGAATGTTGTATGCTATTGGAGTTTGTGAGTTGAGCCTGAATCGTGGGATTCCGGTTCTGCAAGAGCTGGCTTTGAAGTTAATATCATTAGGTGAAAGACCGGCTGAAGGAGTTAAAGAGTACCTGGACAAAGATCCATTGTTTAAAGATTTATC